ACGAGAGCCCGCCACAAGTGGCGCAGGTGCGACCTGGCATTAGCACTGTTACAGTGAACCTGATTGGTGTGCTCTGATGGCAAAGGTCTACACCGGCAGGGATGGCGTATTGCAGCTCGGTGGGACGACCCTTGCCAAGGTCGTTAATTTTCAGCTGTCGTCAAACCTAGAAACGCTTGAGACGACAACGCTAAGCGAGAACATTCGGAGTTATTCGCCGGGTGTTGCTGGTTACAGCGGTAGCGCCACGTTGTTGTATTACAAGGAAGACGACGGGACGTTTAACACCACCGACATCCTGAACAAGCTTTACAAGACAGGAACGGACGGCGTAAGCAGTAGTGACACTGTTGAGCTGACCTTTCGCTGGGTTGATGGAAGTGATAACAACGACATTAAGCTAACGGCGTATATCACCAGCGCATCTATTGGTGCAGCAACAGGCGATATTGTGCGTGCTGAAATTGCATTCCAAGGCACTGGAGCGTTGTCTACGGTAACGATCTCATGACGGTATATCTTGGAACGCATGGGAAAGTCGAGTTAAAGCGTGTCTTTAATGGCGGCGAATTGCAGTCAACGATTGACGTTGCCGATGTTAATGCAGCAGCTAAACGGTTTAGCTTTGATTTCGAGCACGGCCAGTTAGTCACGGGCGATCAAATTGAAATTACTAGCACAGATGGTAGTGCTCTTGATTTCATCGACAGTTACACAGATAAGTTTATTTTTGTTGACGAGCTAGACGGCATCAGGCTTTACAACAGTTTCGCCTTAGCTGTTGCTGGTGGTACGGCTAACGCTGTTGCACTTGCAGCACCTGGCGATGCTATTCCGATCAAAGTAAAAGTCGAAACCGTATCTGCCAAATTGCTGGCACAAGTCAACAGTTTTGAGATCAATACTGAGCGCGAAACAGTAGACACAACTGTGTTGTCAGATGAGTTTCGTTCCAGGGTCAATACGTTGATTTCCGGCTCCGGTCGTATTAGTGCTTTTTGGGAGTACACGGGCGATACGGCCAACGAACTGCCTATGTACTTGTTCGAGTTGGCGCATCGGACGAAGGTTGGTAGTAATTTTTCCGGGCAGTTTTACATTAAAAAGTCTGGATACAACCCAAGCGGCGTAACTGACCGAAATGACGACGAGATTTGGTGGAACGTAGAAGGTGTTATTACAGCAGCAGCTATACAGTTTTCGCCCGACAGCACTGTCCAGATCACGGCTGATTTTATTACGACTGGCGAGATACAGCTGAGGATGAAGCTAGAGACGCCAGACGCTCTCTTGCAAGAGGACTCTGGTGACATACGCTTGGATCAAGACAGCGGCGCTAAACTGCTGTTACAGCAGGACGTTTAACCCGGAGCTAGCCGCCCATGGCTGACCGCTGATGGGGCGGTCACTACCGCCAAAATTGCTGATGACGCGGTTACAGCTGCAAAGCTTGCGGACGAATCGACTGTTGATCTAGTCACGACGCTGCCTGCTTCTGGGTCTTTCTCAGGACAGCTTGCTTTAGATACGGATGACAACAACCTGTATTGCTGGGACGGCAGTGCATGGCAAAGCCTGAAAGCTGCTGGTTCAATCAACGCTGTCACCGGCAGTACGGTCGGCATTGTTGACATCACTGCAACAACCACAGGTAGCAGTGTTGCGATTGCAGCCGTCATCAACGACACTTCTGCAGCGAACCAGTTTATGGCTGGTCCGACCAGTGCTGGTGGTGCGGTTACGTTTAGAACGATTGACGGCAGTGATATTCCGGTTGCGACAAGCAGTGCTAAAGGCGGCGTGATCGTCAACGGTGAAGGACTCCGCATGGATTCCAACACCATTGAGGTTGACAACGACGTAACGCTCAGCACTACTCACCATGTCGTTACTTACAACGCGAAGGGTCTGATTACTGGTGGTCGTGCGATTACGGCTAGTGACCTTCCTGCTGCGACCAGCTCTGCGAAGGGTGCTGTTATCCCTGGAACGGGCTTGTCTGTTGATGCCAGCGGCAATCTGAATCACAGCAACACTGCGACGACTGGCACCTTTACCAAGGTGACGATTGATGGTCAAGGTCATGTGACGACGGGAGCAACCCTTGCTGCTGATGATGTTCCTGACCTTCCGGCGTCGAAGCTTACAAGTGGCACGATCGGCAGTTCTTTGATCGCATCAGACGCTGTAACTGGCGCAAAGTTAGCGGATCAATCAACTTGCAAATTCGGTGGTGCGGGTGCAACTGACAACGTTGTTACCTTTCCCGATTCTGACTTTAAGGGTCAGTTCTTTTTTGATGAGCTAAACGAAGACCTTTACATTCACACTGGCACTTCATATCTGCCTATCACGATCATCAGCGGCAACCTTGTACTTGCTGGAACGTATGACGCGAGCACAAACCTGCTGGATAGTGTGACCAGTGAGGGTAGTGCGGCTGGCTTTACTAACGGACAGGCACTACCTGCTCCAGCTAGCACGAACCAGAACTATTACGTCGTTGTTTCAACCTCTGGAACGGGATCTGGTGCAGCGCCTTCAGTTGCACTAGCGCCCCCAGACATGCTTCTGAGCACTGGCGCGGGGGCAGATTTCATCCTTATCGATGTTTCCAATGCGATCGCTGGTCAGACGGCATCAAACATCAGCTTTACGGCTTCTGGCAACATCTCGGCCACTGATGTTCAGGCTGCATTGCAGGAGCTTGATACAGAGAAGATTGGTGCTGCTAGCCCGACGTTTACTGGAACGGTGCTGCTGGGTCAAAACGCTGTTTTGGCGTTTGAGGGTGCAACAGATGATGACTATGAAACGACGATCACTGTCACCGATCCAACTGCTGATCGCACGATCACGATTCCGGATGTAAGCGGAACTGTCGTAACCACTGGTGACACCGGAACGGTTACGAGCACGATGATTCTGGATGGCACGATTGCCAACGCAGACATCAGTGCGAGTGCAGAGATTGCAGTTAGCAAGCTTGCAAACGGTAGTGCTCGTCAACTGCTGCAGACGGCTGCTAACGGCACCGACGTTGAGTTCACCAGCAATGTTGATATTCCTGGCACGTTGGATGTCACTGGAGCGGTAACGCTTGATTCGACGTTGCAGGTTGTCGGGAATATCAGCACTGACGCCAGTTTGGTGTTTGAGGGTGCAACTGCTGATGATTTTGAGCTGACGCTGAGTGCTGCTGATCCAACAGCTGACGTTACCGTCACGATTCCTGCTAGCACCACAACTCTCGCGGGTCTTGCTGTTGCTCAAAGCTATACAAAAGCACAGCGTGGAACGCCTGTTGCATTGACCGATGCCGCCACTGTGGCGGTGGATTTGTCATTGGGTAACAACTTCACGTTGACCCTTGCAGGCAACCGGACGTTAGGCGCTCCAACCAACGTGACTGCTGGTCAATCTGGCGTAATCGTGGTGACGCAAGACGGCACAGGCTCTAGAACGCTTGCGTACAACTCGGCTTACAAGTTTGCTGGTGGAACGGCTCCGACGTTGACGACGACGGCTAGTGCAGTTGATGTTCTTGCCTACTATGTGGAAAGTTCCAGCCGTATTACGGTCACTTCGCTGCTGAACGTCTCATGAGTATTCCTGGAGCTGCAAGTCCGCTGTTTCTTGCTGCAGCGGCAGCTGCTGCTGATGATGCTGGTTATCAGATAAAAAAATCCGTTCGTTTTAATGATGGAGATTTTGCGCGATTAAACCGCACACCGTCTTCTGCTGGCAATCGCCGCACTTGGACCTTTAGTGTCTGGATCAAAAGGGGCGCACTTGGTTCACCTAACAAGCATATATTCGACACAACAGGCAGCCCTGAATATACCGGTCTTTATATGACCACTGCCGACAAGCTGGAGTTCAGGGGTTATACAAGTGGATTTAATTGGAGACTAGAAACATCACAGGTCTTCCGTGATCCTTCTGCTTGGCTCCACATCGTCGTAAATTTCAATTCCACAGCAAGCACGTCAACAGACAGGCTTGCGATGTATATCAATGGGTCTAAAGTTACTGACTTTGCTAGTACTCAATACCCGAGTCAAAACGCTGATAGCAACTGGAACAACAACGTTGCACATTACCTCGGAGCTTTCGGCACGACTAATGTTTGGGACGGATATATGGCTGAAATACATAACATTGACGGGCAAGCACTTGCTGCGGATAGTTTTGGCGAATACGACGCAAATAATGTCTGGAGCCCTAAGGAATTTACAGGCACATTTGGAACAAATGGATTCCATCTTTTCGATTTTGAGAATGAATCATCAGTCGGGCATGATTCAAGCGGCAACGAAAATGACTGGAGCCCAGTAAATATCAGCACTAGCGGTGGTGCAAATAATGATATTTTATTTGATACGCCTACAAATGGTGATTCGTCAGATGACACAGGCGCTGGCGGAGAAGTAAGCGGCAACTATCCGACCTGGAACCCTATTGACAATGGCGGCTCTCTCTCGCTGAACAACGGCAATTTACAGGCTGGAAATACTGGCACTGCGCACAATGCTTGTCGTGCAACTGTCAAATACCCATCAACTGGTAAATGGTATTACGAAGCTTATATTGACACTCTTGGGGGCGCTTGTTGCATTGGGGTAGACAACAGCGGACTCGCCAATCCCAATCTTGCTAGCAGTGGTGTTTTTCTCATTCTTGTCAATTCTGGAGGCAGCGTTCATGGTTCGGCTTGAATAATAACTGGATGGGTAGCGGCTCTAGTGCAAATGGAAATCCAAGTGCAGGAACTGAAGCATCAATATCAAGCATTTCCGATCCATTTCCTGTGACTAACCTTTTTACATCAAACATTGAAGTAAATTTTGGGCAAAGAAGTTTCAATTATTCGGCACCTACTGATTTCAAACCTTTATGCACGGCACTGTTCCCGACCCCGACAATTGCCGATGGTTCGGATTACTTTGATGTTTCTTTGTGGACAGGCAATGGCAGCACCCAATCAATAACAGGTCTCTCGTTCAGTCCAGATTTCGTCTGGATAAAAGGGCGCAGTGGCGCAAGAAACCATGGCTTATTTAATACTATTGCCGGAGTAAATAAAGGACTTCATGCAAATTTAACCGATGCTGAATTTAACGATCCCAGCACTTTAACAGCGTTTAATTCAAATGGCTTTTCGTTAAGTACAAACGTTACTTTTAACGCTAATACTGAAACGTTTGTGGCTTGGGCTTGGGACGCTGGAACGTCAACGGCCAGCAACACTGACGGCAGCATCACTTCTAATGTCAGAGCCTCGCAAACAAATGGTTTCTCTGTAGTTACCTACACAGGGAATGGCACCGCTAATTCCACCGTAGGCCACGGATTAAATGCTGCTCCGTCGTGGATCATTATTAAAAACAGAGACCAGTCGCCGCGTAGCTGGATGGTCCTTCACACTTCCGCAGGGCTTACAGGAACAACGTTAGACGGGTCTGCTGAATACAATATGCTTAAGCTTGAATCAACCAATGCGGCAGCTAATCTAACTAATGACAATATATGGAATCCCACTAATACTACTTTCAAGATAAATGGAGAAGGCACTGGCAATAGTGTCAATTACAGTGGTGATGATTATGTGGCTTATGTGTGGGCACCTGTCGAAGGCTATAGCGCGTTTGGTTCGTATGAAGGAACTGGATCTGCAAGTACAGCTGCATTTGTCTACACCGGAATGCGTCCGCGCTGGATAATGGTGAAAAATGTAGATACTGGAGACAGCTCAACCGACTGGTTCATTTATGACACTGCTAGAAGCACTTTCAACGCCATTGATGATGCGTTGTATCCAAACAAAGCCAATGCAGAGGCTGCTGAAACCAGTCATGCTTTTGATATTTTGAGCAATGGTTTTAAGGTTAGAAGCACGTCAACATCAGGACTGAGCAACAAAAGCGGAGATACTTACATCTACGCCGCATTTAGCGATAAAGCCTTCTCCCTAAACGGCGGTCTCGCCCGGTAACATTCAACCATCGCCCCAGATCCATGCCTTATCAACTTGGCGACCGCACACTGCAGCTTGATGTTCCTTGGGAGCACGATGGCGTCCAATATCCTGCCAACTGGTTGCGACTGAGCACTGC